GAAGCCTAATATGGCAATGACAACAAGTGAATTATCAATCGTAGTAAAGTCACAAGGCATTAGGGATGCTACTACCGACCTAACCAATTTAGCCAAAGCAGCTTCCTCTGTGGACGCTGAAACGAAGTCTTTTGTCATTGCTCAACAGAAGCTTGCTGAATCTAACAACAAAGTATCAAAAACATCTGAAGCAACAGCTAGGGGTGTAACAGCTCAAGAACTTGCGCTAATCAAGGCTCATACTGCTGCTAACAAGATGAATGACGCTATGGTAGCTGCTTCTGTCAAACAACAGTTGATGGCAGATGGTAAGTTAGCTAAAGAGTTAGAACGTCAAGCAGCAGCTTCTGAGAGAGCTGCAAAGGCTGCAGAAGCACATGAGCGTGGTATGGTTAAGCAACACATGCAAGCTCTGAAGATGAATGATGCTTTTGATAAACATGCTAAAGGTTTGGACGAAGTGTCTAGACGTGGCAATGTTTATGTCAACACATTACGCTCAATGGCTACAGCAGCTTTAGCTTATGTAGGTGTAAATTTCTTTACCAACATCGTCAAACAAGCAGATGCTTGGAGTATGATGCAGTCTAAGCTTTCCCTTGCTGTAGGTGGTATGGAAGTTGCTGTTAATGTACAACATTCTTTGTTTGAAATGGCGCAACGATTGAGAGTTCCTTTAGAGGACTCAGTGAAACTGTTTACACGTATGGCAGTTCCTTTACAAAAGATGGGACTTGGTGTTAAGGATACTCAAACAGTTGTAGAATCATTTAGTACAGCTCTGAAATTAGCTGGTGCTACAGGGCAAGAAGCCTCCAGTGCTATGCTGCAGTTCTCTCAATCTATCAACGCAGGACGATTGAACGGGGGTGAATTTAATTCTATTGCAGAAGCGTCTCCTAATGTGTTGAGAGCAATTGAAGCAGAGTTAATTCGTACAGGAAGAGGTGCAGAGTTGACAGCCAAAGGTTTGAAAGAAATGGCTGCTGCAGGTAAGTTAACTACAGATGTGCTAGTTAATGCTTTAAAGAATGCAGCCCCTCAATGGAAGAAAGATTTTGATTCACTTCCATTAACAGTAGACGGTGCATTACAGCGTATCAAAAACTCTTGGTTGAAAATTATTGGTGACTTAGGTAAGGACACTAAGTTCAACGAGAAAATGGCAGACGCTGTAAAGAAATTAGAAGCCTTGATGCCTCCATTAGCTGAAGCTATTGTTACTACTTTTACTTTAATCGTAGATCATGGAGCTAAGGTAGTGACAGCACTGACAAGTATTCTTGGTGTGATGGCTTTATTTAAAGCCGCTGTGTTTATCCAACCTTTCTTGAATGCTGCGATAGCTGCAGGAACTTTAGCAGGCGCATTGGGTCAAGTCAAATTGGCAATGTTGGCATTAGGTATTACTCCTGTCGGTTTAGCACTTACAGCACTTGCAGGAACAGTTGCCGCTGTAGCATACAATTGGGATTCTCTGACAAAAAGTGTATCGAAAGTCAATGACGTAAATAACCAAACACTAACGACATCTGGAGAAATAGTTAAAGGGATACACTCTGAGAACACTGCATTAGAAGCACAAATAGATAAGCTAAGAAGAGCTAACGGAGAGCAAGAAAAGTATAACTCCACTAAGTTAGAGGGCATTAACGCAGGTACTCAGGCAGACTTAGAACAGTTGAATAGAGGTTTAAAAGTCTTGGAAAGAAACTTAGCAGACGCTGAAAAAGCAGCAAAGTCTGCATACAAGTTAAGTGGCTTTGATCCATCAAAAATTGCGAAAATAAGTAAGGCAAATGATGATGTTGCTGAGACAAAATCTGCAATTGAAAGTCAGCAACGTGAAATTATCTTAGCTACAGCCAATCTTGAAAAGATGAAAAGACTCACTGCAGAAAGAGATGAAAAGCAACGGGAAAAAGAAGTACGTGACAGAGTTACTACTATCTACGAAAATGCCAGAACAGAGAGACAGATTGTTGAGGATGACTTTAAGAAAAGACGTGACATTGCTAAAGAAGCTTACGAGAAATTAAAGTACGATAAGATGTACTACCTGCAAGAGCTAGCTAATATTGACAGGGAGTATAAAGAAGCGATCAAGAAGACTGATAAGCCAGAAACATCCACAAAAGACTTGACACCTGAGATTACTAATCTAGATAGAATCAATGAGTTATTAGCAGAACAAGTGCAATTAAACAAGGAGTGGCAAGAGTCAGACTCTAAGAAGCTGGCATCTGGTGAGAAGTTCAAGTTGAATGTCTTAGCTGAAAATGAAGCGATTATGAAGTTGTTAGCTTCTGGTAAAATTGAAGAAAAGTTAATGACTGATAAGCAACGCAAGCAATTGCTCACAACATTAAGTGTCAATGATGAAGCTATTGCTAGGTCGAAAGTTGTATCAGCTTTGCAGAAGGGCAGAGAATTAGCTCAAGCAGACTCTAAGCGTATTGAACAAGCTGGTGAAGAGCTTGCTAACGAAGAAGCCAAGTTAGAAGTTTTGATGCGTCAATTAAATATTGGTGAAGAGACAAACATAGCAAAACAACAGCAATCAGTCATTGAAGCTGAGATTGCTTTGAGTGGGTTGATTCAAACAGAGAAATTTGGTGTTGAACTTGTGCAAGCACAGAAGTTGTTAAAAGTAAGGCAAGACACTTTAGCTGCTATGCAAGGTATTGAAGCTAAGGACAGGTCTAAAGAATTAGCAGATAAGTACGAACAAGATTACCAAGCAGCCAACAAGAAGATTGCAGATGGTTTGTATAGTGCAATTGGTAAAGGTGGTGAGAATGCTGTTAAGAAGCTAATTCAAGATATGAAGTCTTGGTTTGCTAGATTGGTTCTCAGTCCTATTATTAATCCCATCTCACAAATGGGTGCAAGTATTATTGCTCCAAATGCAGCAAGTGCTCAAGGCGGTATTACCAGTATCACTGACATGGGTAGTAATATCTACAAATCAATTACAGGTGGTTTCAGTGCAGCAACTACTTCTTTGGCTACTAGTATTGGTGAAATAGGTGCAAGCATGGGTAGCGAGTTTATGCTATCTGTTTCAAGTATGATGCAAGGTGGTGCAGCTAGTGGGCTTGCTGGAGCTACAGCATCTGCACTAACAATGATGCCTTACGTTGCAGCAGCAGTGGCAGCCTTCCAAGGTGTGAAAGCAATTAACGGGGATTATAGACTTGGTGGATTGTCCGCAGACGCTGGAGCCTTGTTAGGCGTTATGCCACGATTGTTTGGCATGAAAGAGAAGCAATTCGCAGATCAAACTGTGACAGGTAATCTTGGTACTAATAATCTTTCTCGTAACCAAGCATGGACTCAACAAGGAGGTTTGTTCCGAAGCGATAGAGCTGATACTTGGAAGTATATGTTGAATAACAGTACAGCTACAACATCTGATGGTAAGTCTTACCAAGACACTGCAAGTTTAGAGTCAGATAAAGCTTTATTGAATCAGTTGACAAATATGTATTCGGCAGTAAAAGTTGCTTCGACAGAATATGCCAAGGCATTAGGTTTGAACGCTGAGAGTATTGCTGCTAGAACAGATGCAATCAATTTCACATTTGGTAAGACAGCAGATGAAACTTCTGCCAACATTACTAAAGCATTTGACGCTATCACAAATTCTATTGCGAGTGACTTGTTAGGCAACTTAAAACAACTTGCATTGCAGAATGAAACTTCAGCTCAGACAATGGGCAGACTTGCTGCGAACATCACGTCAACAAATGGTATGTTTAAAGCTTTGGGATACAATCTGTTTAAGCTTGATGTTGAAGGTATTAAAGCTGCAGATGCTATTGTAACGCTATTTGGTGGACTTGATAAGTTCCAATCAGTTGCTTCTAGTTACTATGACAACTTCTACTTAGATGCTGAGAAGTCCCAATTTAAGATTGATGCAATGACTAAATCTTTGAAAGAACTTGGCAAAGAGCTTCCTGCTTCAAGAGCTGCTTTCAGAGAAATGGTAGAAGCTGCACAGAA